ATTCTACAACAGACTCAGAAAAAAATCAAGCCCAAATCCTTGACAAGATTGTTTTCATATGCTAAGGTATAAATATCTGCAAAGATAAATTAACGGACAGGAGATTAAGATGGGAAACGCAGACACAGCAATTACAGGTAATATCACCGCTGATCCAGAGTTAAAATACTCAGCTAACGGAAACGCAAGATTGTCATTTTCAGTGGCATCAGAGCGACGTTATCAAGTCAACGGTGAATGGACAGGAGACACGTCATTTTTCAATGTCGTAGCTTGGAGAAAGACCGCAGAAGATGCAGCAGCAATTCTTGAAAAAGGACTGCCAGTTATCGTCAAAGGTCGTCTTGAGCAACGATCATGGGAAGACAAAGAATCCGGTGCAAAACGTTCAACGGTTGAAGTCGTTGCAGACTCAGTCGCTGTAAATGTATATGGTCTAGAAGGGATCACTAGAAGACAAAAATCAGGAGACGGTTCATACGCTCCTAAGGCAGCAGCCACTTCTAAAGCCCCTAGCTCTGACCCTTTTGAAGATTTCTAATCGTCACTAGGTGAAAGGATACAAGGAAGGCCCCCCGAAAGGGGGGCTAACCTAAATCCAAAACTTGACTTTTAGATACAAAAGGAGTATCATTACTATATGAATAAAGATGAAGCGGAAAACGCTATAAAGTTTCTTAGTGTAAGCTGGAACATGTCACTAGACCAGTCCTCACTAAATTTACGATACGCAGGCTACTGGGAATACATACAAGACCTTCCCTATGCTGAAGTTAAGAAGACAATAAAAGACTTAGCTATGTCTGGAAAGAAGTGGGCGCCAAGACCTGCTGAGCTAAGAATAAACACGGTAGCTAGAATAAAAGATCAAACCTTGCCCCCAGAAGCAGAAGAAGCATGGACAGTGCTACAAGCAATTGGGCAAAAAATATACAGTGGAACATACGATTATGACAAACCACATCCAGTTCTAGCAAAGACAATGAAACGATTAGGCTCAAGCGCAACAAGCCTGACAACAAACTCAGATCGTGCAATGTTCACATCTTTGTACGAAAAAGTAAAAGAAGAGTACATGCTCAAAAATTATGGAGGTACACTAAATGAAGCCGATTGAGAATGTACTATCTAGACTAGATCACAAAGAGTCAGGTAAGAACCAGTGGGATGCAAGATGCCCATGTAGAAACGATGACGAAAACCCATCACTTCGTATAGCTGTAGGAAAACAAGAACAAGTACTACTACACTGTCAAAGAGGTGGTGGATGTAGTGCAGAAGAAGTATGCGAATCAATAGGGCTATCACTATCAGACTTATTTCCAAAAGAATCAAAAAGAATGCCAAGCAAAAAACCAGAACTAACACTACAAGACACATACAAATACTTTGACAAAGACGGAAACAAAGTCATGGAAGTATTACGCTTTATAGACGACAAAGGAAAGAAAACGTTTCGTCAGCGTAAACCATCTGAAAACGGTGGTTGGGATTGGTCAACATCAGGCATAGAAAAACCATTATACAGATTACCACAAGTACTAGCCGCAAAAGAAGAAGGTAAGCCAATCTACGTTGTAGAGGGAGAAAAAGATGTACACTCCCTAGAAGCAGTAGGTAAAGTGGCTACTACAAATCCAGGTGGTGCCGGAGGAGAAGGTCAAAACAAGTGGATGGATCATCACACAGAAGCGCTTGCGGGTGCAAACGTAATTGTCATATGTGACAACGACGAAGCAGGTTTCCTGCACGCAAGGGCTGTATACAATGATCTAACCAAAGCGGGATGCACAGTAAGAGTGTACAAGCCAGGTGAGCATAACGACATTAGCGATCTTTTAGAAGATGGCGGAGAAATACCTGCGTCACTAGTGCCCTTTGATGCAGAAGCACCAGAAGAAGTCACAGTTAATCCCACCAAACGAAAAGAAGTAGCTGACCTTATTAAGGATCTTTACGAAATAGGTAACGAAGAAGACTTATCAGACGAACTACTAATAGCGCAAATAAATTCCAAGATGGATGCGTTTACAGGAAGCGTCAAACATGAATACAAGGAGGCAGGAACGCTTGTAGAGTGGAGCCCATTCCTAGAGAAAGACATAGACCTATCATATGATTGGGTCATACCAGACTTGTTAGAAAGACAAGAAAGAGTTATCGTCGTAGCCGCAGAAGGTGCAGGTAAAACAACACTAGCAAGACAAGTTGCATTACTATCATCAGCGGGCATACACCCATTCAAAAGATCAAAGATGGAACCAGTACGAACGTTAATGATTGACTTAGAAAATCCAGAACGTATCATACAAAGAACAGCAAGAAGAATATATGAAAAGATAAAATGGCATGACAAGCATCATGACATGGATGCACACCTATGGATGAAGCCAGACGGAGTGAACCTTCTAAAGCCAGAAGACAGAGCAGTAATAGAAGAACAGGTCGCAGCCATAAAACCAGACATTCTATTCTTCGGACCGCTGTACAAAGCGTTCATAGACCCAGGCGGTAGAACAGCAGAATCGGTATCCATAGAGATAGCTAGATTCTTAGACTACTTACGAGTCACATATGACTGCGCACTATGGATAGAGCACCACGCACCTCTAGGGTCAGGCGGGCAAAGAGACCTAAGACCATTCGGTTCAGCGGTCTGGTCAAGATGGTCAGAGTTTGGTATTGCACTAGCTCCAGACCCAACAGATCCAGAGCTAATCCAATTCAAACACTACAGAGGTCAACGAGAAGCAAGAGAATGGCCAGAGCTATGCAAGAGAGGCGACACATGGCCATTTGAAGTGGTTGAGTTTGCACAATATCAAAGCTACCAACCTACACAAAATGAGCCGCAAACTTCAGATGAAAATTTAGAATTTGAAGAAGATGACGGCTGGGCTTGACAAATAGTCAATAATTTGGTAGGCTAATAGTATCGCCCCAATACACAAATAGCACCACATATTTGAGTATGTGCGATCCGCTGGCCCCCAACTAAACTCTTAGTTTGGGGGTTAGCTTATATAAGGAGCAAAATTGATAGACATATACTATAATGACAACTACGTCATAGCAGAAGAAGACGCAGACACCACACGGAAAAGTCTGCAAATAGCCAACGAACTGCAAAACCAAAACATAGAAATAAAAGATCCAGAGTTCTCAGAAACACTAGCTGCACACGGCATACACCAATGCCACTCACCAGAATACGTAGAAAGCCTCATAACAGGGCAACCAGAATGGCTAGCGGAATCCAACCACTTCAAGTGGGACCCAAAAATATGGGACATGGCAGTAAGCTCAACAGCAGGACTAATCAGCGCATGCTCCAGCGCACTAGTAGCCATACGCAAACTACCAAGAGAAAACTGGAAACCTCACCTAATATCAGGAAGCCTATCATCAGGACTGCATCACGCATCAACAGCAAAAGGAGACGGCTACTGCACGGTAAACGGACTAGCAATAACATCATTCCTACTAGAAGACACAAACATAACAATACTAGACTTTGACGCACACTGCGGAGGAGGAACCGTAAAGATGCTTAGAGATCTAAACATAGATCACAGAGTACACCAATACGACATATCAACAAACATGTTTGACAGCTACGAAATAGATGACACACACAACATAACAATATCAACAACAGACGAAGAATACCAAACAGACGTACAAACAACACTAGACTACATGGTAGACTGGGAATGGACCGACCTCATATTGTACAATGCAGGAGTAGACCCCTACCCAGAAATATCCACACAAGCACTACAAGAAAGAGACAAAGCAGTATTCAACAAATGCGTAACAGAAAGCACACCATGCGCCTTCGTACTAGCAGGAGGATACACAACCTTACAAACAGAACAAGAACTAGTACAAACACACATAAACACAATACACGCAGCAATAGAAGCCTGCAAAGACTAAAATGAAACAAATATACTTAGAAAACACCCACATAATACTAGACACACCATACAACCCAGACGAAATACAAGCACTCAAAGACAGCTTCCCCACAGCACGATGGGACAAAATAAACAAAGTCTGGCGAATACCAATAAGCGAAAAAACAAGCCTAATAGAATTCTGCCAAGCGTGGGGAATACAAATAGACAACGAACTCATACGCCTCAACGTACCACAACACCCAATCGGCAGAGCCTCCATAAAACGCAAAACCGACAATCTCATAATCACACTCCCCTTTGACACACTCAAAGTAGAACACCTAAAAAACATCGCCGGAGTCAAATGGAACCCAAACACAAACAAATGGGTAACACCAATAACCAGCGTACACGACATCATAGACTGGGCAAACAAATTTGAAATACCAATACCAGAACACATACAAGAACACGCCGACATAGAAAAACAACACGAACAACACGCCATCAACCTAAGCAAAGCCACAGACGCACAAATAACAATACCCGAACTACAACTCAACCTATACCCATACCAACGAGCAGGAGTAGCATACGCCGCCGACAAACAACGATGCTTCATCGCCGACGAAATGGGCCTAGGAAAATCACTACAAGCCCTAGCCGTCACAGAACACACCAACCAATACCCAGCACTCATCATATGCCCACCAAGCCTCATACAAGACTGGGCAAACAAAATCAACGAAGCACTACCCAAACGAACCACCAACACAATACAAGGCAGAAAAGAAACCCCACCAAACGAAACCGACTACACCATAATCGGATACAGCAACATAAACCACCACAAAACAGAACTCAAAAACCACAACTACAAAACCCTAATCCTAGACGAATCACACTACTGCAAAAACCGAACCGCACAACGCACAAAAGCAGCAAAACACATCGCCAAAAACATACCCAAAACCGGAAACATCCTCCTACTCACAGGAACCCCAATCACAAACCGACCAGCAGAATACGCACCCCAACTAGAAATCATCGGACAACTAGACAAACTAGGCGGACTCTGGAACTTCTACAAACGCTACTGCGGAGCATACAAAGACCAATGGGGACACTGGCAAACACACGGAGCCAGCAACCTACCAGAACTCCACAACAACCTACGCAAAAACTGCTACATAC